AAGCGGTGCTAATTCTTGCTGACTATCAATACAAGCAAGCATTCGTTGCCGATCATGAAATCAATCTTGTTGCTTGTCTGACAGAAATCATGGCTAATGTGGAGTTCAAATGAGTAATCCATTTGACTATGCCACAGCCATTCTACAGACCAAGAAACAACTTATTGTAGATGAACTAACAGAGAAGGACTATGCTCCTTTTCTGGTCAACCGAGCCTTATCTCAGCACAAGGATTGTCTGGCTTTTGCAAATGAAATGAATAGTAGGCACTATCTTGAGAAGAAACTACAATTCGACTATTTGCTAAATACTGTAAGGTCTATGAAAAGACCTTTTGCGAAGTGGGCTAAAGCTGAAAAAAACGATGATTTGGAATGTATCAAACTGGCCTATGGCCTGTCCGATTCCAAAGCACGTGAGGCTTTGCGACTACTGAGCAAAGAACAAATCCAACAAATAAAAGAAAAAACCCAGAAGGGTGGATTAGGAAAATGACATGGTTGATCTATCTAAGTTTGTTGAGGTCGTTCTTGTAGAAGAGGATGACTTTCTAAAAGTACGTGAAACATTAACACGAATCGGTGTATCATCAAGAAAAGAAAAGGTACTATATCAATCTTGCCATATTCTACACAAGCAAGGTAAGTATTACATAGTACATTTCAAAGAATTGTTTGCTCTAGATGGAAAGCCATCTACAATTACCGAAAACGATATACAAAGACGTAACGCTATTGCCAATTTACTTGAAGAGTGGGGCTTGATCAAGGTTGTAAACTATGATATAGTAGAGAATAACATGGCACCAATTCATCAAATTAAGATTATTGCTTTCAAAGAGAAAGATGATTGGGAATTGATTGCCAAATACAACATTGGTAAAAAAAAGAAAGAATAAATGGTGATTCATTATGAGCAAAGTGAAAAACAATGCAATCAAGTTGGTAAATAAATATACCAAAGAAGAAGTGTATACAAGGGATTATGATAACGTGATTAAAGAAGGTGCTAACGAGTTTATCAAAGTCTTTAATCAAAATAATCCACAAAGAACTTATCTTGTCAACCGCACAGCGTTTGTGGTTGCCAAGTAAGTCGTGATGCCTTCGGGGTCACGTAATTTAACTTGCTTAAAAAGGAGAAAACTATGACAGTAGGACGTATTGCTTTTGGACCTTTGTTTCATCAGACGCTTGGCTTTGAGAATTTTCTGCGTGATGTAGAAACCATTCTAAATGATTCCAAACCAGTTGCTAATTTTCCGCCACATAACATCATCAAACTAGATGATAACAAATATGTGGTAGAACTGGCTGTTGCTGGCTTTGGTAAAGATGAAATCGATATTCAAGTACAAGATAATACTTTGACTATCAAAGGTGAGAAACAAGACAAAGATAGTCATCAATATCTACATCGTGGAATTGGTACACGTTCATTCACTAAATCACTCACTATTGCTGACACCATTGAAGTAAAGGGTGCGGAATATAAAGATGGCATTCTACGCATTGGACTTGAGAACATCATTCCAGAGCATAAGAAACCACGCAAGATTGAAATTGGTAATGAACTAAAAACATTTCAGCCAGAACTTCTACAAGAAGAGAAACAGGCTGCGTAATGGGTGGGGCGCAAGCCCCACTTTGAAAGGTAAATGATGGACAAAGACCTACGATCATATCTCAAAATTTATTCCGATTGGATCACACCAGAAGTGTGTCAAGAAACTGTTGACGAACTTGAAAAAGTAGAAGGTCAGTTTCAAACTCATCAGTTTTATGATTATCATAATAATTCCAATCACTCTTATGAACATGAACTTGCTGTTACATGGTCAAATGTAAAGCACAAAGATTACATTATGAAGAGAATCTGGGATGGTCTACAAAGATATCACCAAGAACTTGCTGAATGGGGTTGTGATTGGTATAATACATGGCAAGGATTTACAGAAGTTCGTTTCAATCGTTATCGTGAAAATACACAAATGAAACTTCATTGTGATCACATTCATTCAATGTTCGATGGTGAACGTAAAGGTATACCAACACTTACCATTCTTGGTGGTTTGAATGATGGCTATGAGGGTGGTGATTTAGTTTTTTGGCAAGACACACATATAACTTTGAAAGCTGGTGAGATTATGATATTTCCATCAAACTTTCTTTATCCACATAGAGTTGACTTGGTGACGAAGGGCACTCGGTACTCTTATGTTTCTTGGACATGGTAATGAAATCTAATTCAAACTTTAAAATGGACAAGTCTCTTAAAGTTCTTCTGTCGAAAATGACAAAAGAACACAAAGAAGACTACAAGCGTGAGATGATTCAAGCAATCATTGCTCCACGCATCGAATTCAAGAAAAAGAAAAAAGAAGAGACAAAAGATGACTGATCTGTTGATGGTTAGTCACTTTCACAAAGACTTTCCGTTCAATCACGAATCGTCTTGGCTGAAAGCCGCATATGCTGGCTCTCATGCGCCATATGGTTGGCATCCACCAGGACCCGGCAATTGGATCAACACTTCACATCACAAAAGTGTTTATGAATATCAGCACTACTATGGAGTATGTTCTGAAGATGAGTTTCTTCGTGCTTTAGGTCAACAAGCATCAGAATACTACTTGTGGAAAAATGGTCGTGCTGACTTCATTGGTTGTACAACATATCGTCGCTATCTTGATTTCAAATGTGATCTAGGAACAAATGTGTTGAAAGCAGCAATGTCTCCAACACAGGAGAGTGCCAATTACTTATCATCGGATGAGCAAAAAGCAGCAGCACTCAAGTTGCTTGAGACACATGACGCTATCACGAACCCAATCACACCAATGCCGTATTCTGTGCGTGAGCAGTATCTACAGTCACAGCCACCAGAGTATCTGAATTTGTTTTTAGAAGGCATTGAAAAGTTGTTGCCTGATTACAGAGAAAGTATGAGTTGGTGGGATGAACGTGGCGCAAGTTTTGAAACAAGCTATGTCATGCGTAAACAACTGTTCAGAAAGTACGCATCTGAGTTATTCGAACTTTTAGAATATGTGTGGCAGAATACAAGTAAAGTGTATCCAACACAACCGACAACATCAGAGCCATTACCATGGCGTTATCCAGGATTTCTTGGCGAAAGATTTCTTCCATTCTTTTTACATGCTAACAAAGTAAACGTAGCTAGAGTTCCGCTTATCATTCTAGAATAGTCGGATCGATTTTTTCGTCGTGTGCTACGAATGAAGTGAGTGCTTACTTATTATGAAAGAAAAATATATAAAAGCCCATATGAAAGCAGCCAGTGTGTATGCTGAACTTTCTACCGCAAAAAGATTACAAGTGGGTTGTGTAATCGTCAAAGACAACACAATCATCGGTATCGGTTATAACGGTATGCCATCCGGTTGGGATAATAACTGTGAAGAGATCGAATACATTCTCAAAGAAGAATGTCGAGAAACTGATGATCATATGTTGCTTCGTGGATATACCGAAACTGCTCACGGTTGGTCAAAACTAATTTCCAAACCAGAGGTGCTTCATGCCGAATCTAATGCTATAGCGAAAGTTTCTCGGTCAACAAACACAAGTGATGCGGCAACAATGTTTATTACACACGCACCATGCTTAGAATGTGCTAAAATGATATATCAGTCGGGCATTAAGGAGGTCTATTACAAAAACGCATACAGAAGTGAAAACGGTATTAATTTTCTCAAAAAGTGTGATGTCAAAGTCGTTCAGTATAACGAGGAGTAAATGATGAGCAATATTACAAAAGTAGCAAAACAATTGGCAGAAGCCAATCCTAAAATCTCCAAAGCATACAAGTATGATCTTGTAATGCGGGAGTTTGATAACAAGATTGAATTGATCGGTCTTGTTGATGATCCAACATATAACATTGCCGACTTTGTTGGTCGTGAAATGTTGTTTCCAAAAAAGTGGGTAACACTTGATGTTTATGAACCAACTACAAGGGTAACTGTATGAGTAACGTAAAATGTTTCACATTTAGAACGCATCAAACTGTCATCGGTGAAGTAACTGATGATGATGGTATCAGTTTTACACTTAAAAATCCTATGCAGGTAATTCCTGTACCACCACGTGCTGCGAATGATTCTGGTGGAATTGGATTTGCACCTTATCTGGCTTTTGTTGAAGAATTTGACAAAGGCATCAATTTCAAGTATGATGATATTTTAACTGTTAATACACCAGTTGACGATCTATTGGCACAATACACACGAATGTTCAGCCGTATTGAAATCGCACCTGCTGGTTTGAAAATTTAATGTCAAAATATTATACAAATGTTTGTGTCCACGGTAATAACATTCTTTTTCGTGGAGTAAACAGCGACGGGCGGAGAGTAAAGAGCAAAGTCAAATACTCTCCGTCTTTGTTTGTACAATCCAATAAATCATCTCAGTGGCATTCATTATTCAATGAGCCATTAGAGCCTATGACTTTTGATACTATTCGGGAGGCACGTGATTTTGTCAAACGTTATGAAGATGTTTCAAACTTTAAAATCTACGGCAATACACGCTATGAATACGCATTCATTGCTGACAATTTTAGAGGCATTATTGATTGGGATATTTCTCATCTCTCTGTCGTATTCATAGACATTGAGGTTGGTTCTGAAAATGGATTTCCTGATCCATACAAGGCTACAGAGCCTATTACAGCAATCGCTATTCATGAATTGAATGGCGGTACTACAGTTTATGGTTATGGTGATTATGAGGTAAAAGGTGAAGAAAAATACATTCGCTGCGAAGATGAAATCGATCTTTGTGAACGGTTCATTGCTGCTTGGTCAAGCAATTGCCCTGACGTTGTTACTGGTTGGAATATCAAGTTCTTTGATGTTCCTTACCTTGTCAATCGTTTCACACGTTTATTTGGCGATGATGTAGTAAACAAGCTATCGCCATGGTCTGTCTATTCTGAAAGAAAGACCATGTTCAAAGGTAAAGAACAGATTGTTTACGATTTGATTGGCATCTCTATTCTTGACTATCTTGAATTGTATCAATGGTATGCGCCTGGTGGCAAAAATATTGAAAACTATCGTCTTGATACTGTTGCTAGTGTAGAACTTGGTGAGAGTAAACTGTCTTATGATGAGTATGACAGTCTACATCAACTTTACAAACTTGATCATCAAAAGTTTATTGAGTATAACATCAAAGACGTACATCTTGTGTTGAAACTTGAAGATAAGTTGAAGTTGATTGAATTGGCATTGACTCTAGCCTATGACACCAAAACAAATTATGATGACATCTTTGCTCAAACAAGAATGTGGGATGCACTGATATATAACTATTTGCTTGAGCGCAAGATCGTTGTACCACCACGCCGTGTTGCCAAGAAGAATGAAGCCTTTGAGGGTGCTTACGTCAAAGAACCACAGATTGGTTTACACAACTGGGTTGCCAGTTTTGACTTGAACAGTCTGTATCCACATTTGATCATGCAGTACAATCTTTCGCCCGAAACAATCGTAGAGAAAGATGAATACACCGATGAAATGAGACAACTAGCTGGTCAAGCGTCAGTAGAAAGTTTGCTCGACAGAAAACTTGATACAAGTGTATTGAAAGGAATGACGATTACGCCAAATGGTCAATTCTTCCGCACAGACAAACAAGGTTTTCTGCCAGCGATGATGATTGAGATGTATGAAGATCGAAAGAAATTCAAAAAAGAAATGTTGAAGGCACAACAAGATTATGAAAATGAAAAAGATGTAAACAAAAGAAAAGAAATTGAAAAGTTGATTGCCAGATATGATAATCTACAATTGGCTAAAAAAGTTTCATTGAACTCTGCTTATGGTGCGATGGGTTCACAGTATTTTCGGTTCTATGATTTGAGACAAGCACTTGCGATTACACAAGCCGGTCAATTGTCGATTCGTTGGATTGAAAACAAACTCAACGAATATCTAAACAAATTATTAAAAACTGATAAAGACTATGTTATTGCTTCAGATACAGATTCGATCTATCTCAATCTTGGTCCATTGGTTGACTCTGTGTATAAAGAAAAACCAGATACTCAGAAAGTTATCGCCTTCATGGACAAAATCTGTGAAGAGAAGATACAATCATACATTGATCAGAGTTATCAAAGCCTTGCTGAATATGTTCATGCGTTCGACCAAAAGATGCAAATGAAACGTGAAGGCTTGTCCGATAAAGGTATTTGGACAGCAAAGAAACGTTATATTCTGAATGTGTACAACAACGAAGGTGTTCAGTATGCCAAACCAAAACTCAAGGTTATGGGTCTTGAGATGGTCAAGTCATCAACTCCTACTGTTGTTCGTGGAAAGATGTACAAACTGGTCGATTTGATTGTAAACACCGATGAAGAAACTGTTCAAAAATTCATTGCCGACTTTAGAGAAGAGTTTCGTAAGTTACCTGTTGAAGATATTTCTTTTCCACGTGGTTGTAATGGCTTGAAAGAGTATGCTGATTCTGCTACAATATACAAGAAAGGCACACCGATTCATGTCAAGGGTGCGATATTGTACAATCATTTTCTGAAGCAGCATAATTTGGTGAATAAGTATCCTTTGATACAAGAGGGTGAAAAGTTGAAGTTCACATATCTCAAAACACCGAATCCTTTCAGAGATATGGTAGTTTCATTTCCAACAAGATTGCCTAAAGAGTTTGCTTTACAGGAATACATTGATTACGAAACACAGTTCGATAAAACTTTTCTTGATCCAATTAAATTGATTCTCGATTGTATTGGTTGGGAAACTGAAAAGCAATATACACTTGAATCTTTCTTCGGATGACACACGTAATACTGCCATTTCTAACCGCAATTGCACTGTCTGGTATCGCAGCATACTATTCAGTGATAGGTCTTGCTCAGATATTTCCAGGTTCTTACTGGCCTATCATCATTATGGGATCTGTGCTTGAAGCAGCAAAACTTGTAACTGTGTCCTGGGTATACAATCATTGGAAAACAACATTCTCAGCACTCAAACTTTATTTTCTCATTGCTGTAGTGTTGTTGATGGCAATCACATCAATGGGTATCTTTGGTTATCTTTCAAAGGCACACATTGAACATTCAAGCACAATAGCACCACAAGCAGCAAAGGTAGAAATCTATGATGAAAAGATCAAAGTTATTCAATCGCAGATTGAGAGGAACAACAAGAACCTTGCTCAGTATGATGAAGCTGTCGATCAAATTATGGGCAGATCGAAAGACGAAAGGGGCGCAGAGAGGGCTAATCAGATACGCAAAGCCCAACAGAAAGACCGTGAGAGAATCATTGCTGAGACTAAGAGGCTTCAAAAAGAAATACAATTACTCACGGAAGAGAAACTCCCTTTATCGTTGGAAGTTAGAAAGGCTGAGTCAGACCTGGGCCCTATAAAGTATGTGGCAGAGGTAGTTTATGGCACACAAGATCGTGACTTGATTGATAAAGCAGTTCGACTGGTCATCTTCATTATTATAATTGTGTTTGATCCTTTGGCAGTATTGTTATTGATAGCAGCAAATCAAACATACCGTAGAATCAAGGAAGACAAAGGTGAAATTGAACCGATCAAAAAGGTTGTAAAGAAGAAAAAACTTGACAGCACACCCACACGTAGTTTAGAATCGTTCTTTGTAGACGATAAACACACGGTTATACCCAAAGACAAAATTGCAGATATTGGAGATATGAATGAGCGTACTTGATAAACTAAAGAAGGCATCGACAATCAAAGAAACGTCGATACTTTCTAAATCGAAATTCTTTACAGATAAAGACATGATTCAAACTGATGTGCCTATCATCAACGTGGCACTATCAGGTAATTTGGATGGTGGATTGACACCAGGTCTGACGATGTTTGCTGGTCCATCGAAACACTTCAAGACAGCATTTGCTTTACTCATGGCAAAATCATACATGAACAAGTATGAAGATGCTGTTGTTTTGTTTTATGATTCAGAGTTCGGCACACCACAATCGTACTTTGATGCTTTTGATATCGATACTGATCGTGTGCTACACACACCAATTACTGATGTTGAACAATTGAAACACGACATTATGAATCAGTTACAGAACATTGAAAAGACTGACAAAGTGATTATCGTGCTAGATTCAATTGGTAATCTGGCATCAAAGAAAGAAGTTGAAGATTCAATTGAAGGTAAATCTGTTGCTGACATGAGCCGAGCAAAACAGATGAAGTCATTGTTTCGTATGGTCACACCACATTTGACAATCAAAGACATTCCAATGATTGTTGTCAATCACACATACAAAGAGATTGGTATGTTCCCGAAAGACATCGTTGGCGGTGGCACAGGTTCTTATTACTCAGCAGACACAATTTGGATTCTTGGTCGTCAACAAGACAAAGATGGCACAGAAATTGTCGGCTACAATTTTATCATCAATGTAGAGAAGAGTAGATATGTTCGTGAAAAATCCAAAATACCTGTTACT